CTTTGAGGTCTACGAGCAGCAGAAGGGCGCAATTGCAGTGGACGTACCTTCCACGCTCTCGCGCACCATTGCCTTCAGGGGTTACCTGTCGGCCGTCATGATCGACGCCGATAAGTTTATTAAGGCGACCTTCTAGACCGTTCTAGGCCACCTGCCCCATGTCCGAATACTCAATTACTCACGCGCAGCGCATAGATGACTATGCCGTTATTCAGACGCTAGAGGTGACTGAGATTGGCACGGGGCAGGTGGTTGATGTTTCGGACGTTGCCGGGTTCAATGGCACGTTCGTGGTGCAGGCCGTCCCGACGTATCTCTATTTAGGCGTAAACCCTGAGGGCGATTGGCTTTTTGACCCTGAAATCATCCTGCCGAATCAGCTCCTGTATTACTCAGCAGGTGCCGACGTCGCCCGGGATGCAGTCATTCCATCGGGCACGCTTACGTTCACTCCCGTATGCACCTGGGCAAGTGACCAAGACGTCCTTGACTGGCTAGGGATTGACCCTGCCACGCCAAACGATGAGGCTTTCGTCACGGTGGCGACGAACGCCGGTAACGCTTTCGCCTATCGGCGGCGCAGGGAATCTGGCTACTTTGACTCTCTCACCACGGTCCCCGGGCCCGACGTTCTACTGGGCACGATCATGATGGGCGCAGCGCTTTACCGTGAGCGCGGTTCCGTAGATTCCTACGCGTCCTTCGACCAGATGGGCGGGCAGGTTCCCTTCGGCACCCACGGGCAGATCAACAAGCTGCTGGGCGTGAACCGGGCGCAGGTCGCATGAGCGCTACGGGCATTTTCGCAGAGGCCCAGGCGACACTTGCGGCCAGTCTCACGGCTCTCGGGCTTGCCGTCGTGACTGATTCGCGGAACGCGCGGCCTATGTCTGTCGTCATTGAGCCGCCGACGTTCACCTGCTTTAACTCCAACATCGCAGACATTACGTTTCGTCTGCGAATTCTTGCCGCGCCGCCCGGAAACTCCGACGCGGCCGACTACCTGATGACGACTGCCGACACCATCATGGATTCGGAAATCAGCGTCATCAGCGGCACGCCGTCTATGACGGCAATTGGCGGGCAGGATATCCCGTCATTCGATCTCACCATTCGCGTTTCAACCATGAGGAGCTAGACAGTGGCCACGACCACCTATCTTTCACAGCCGCACAGCATCACCATCGGTGGGGTGGACCTCACTGACCAGTGTTCGTCCATTACCTTCACGCTGGGTTCTAACCCGCTCACCTCGACCGCGTTCGGCGACCTCGGCGAGCGTATGGTCGCGGGCCTTCAGACCGTTGACGGTTCCGTCACGCTTTACGCTTCGTATGGCGCTGGCGAGGTCGAGGCCACGCTAAACGCTGAGGTCGGACAGGGTGACACCAGCATCGTCGTTACTCACGCCGCAGGCGCAATCAGCGCGAGCAACCCGGAATACACGATCACGAACACCATGATCGCCGACATTCCGACCGCGCAGACCGTGGGCGAGCTTCAGGTGTACGAAGTGTCGTTCTCGGGCGGCACCTGGGCACGCGACATTACGCCGTAAGCGTCGTTTATCAACTAAGGGGAAAAGATGGAACTGCACATTCTTATCGTCACGGCAGACGGCGAATACACCGTCACCACGACGCTTTACAACATCGTTCAGCTTGAGCGCGAGTACCGCACAACGGCGAGCGCGTTCGCGGCTGGACTGTCAATGGAACAGCTGGGATTCCTCGCGCATGAGGCAAGTAAGGCCGAAGGCCACAAGCCCCCGGCGAAACTTGATGATTTCCTCAAGTCAGTAAAGAATCTCACCGTGCTAGATGGTGACGAAACCGGAAACCCTACCCCGGCGGTACCGTAAGTCATGCGCTTGCGCAGGTACTAGCGGCCACCGGGTTCTGGCCTTCCGGGCTTGATTTTCAGGCAGCAGATTTACGGACAGTGCTGGAAATACTAAGAGAGGGTCGCGGCTAGTGCCTGTAAATATGTCCACAGATGTTGAGGGTGTGGCTGAGGCGCTAAAGCTGCTGCGAAAGATTGACCCCGAGTACCGCAAAGAATTCAATAAGGGCATGAGGGATGTAGTGGCACCGATGGTCCGGGAGGTAAAGGCGGGATACCCAAAGCTTCCGGCAAGCGGCATGGCGCGGAAGTGGAACCCCAAGGGATATTCGATATTCCCCTGGCCGCTTGCCAAGGTTCCCCAGGGCGTCAAGCTAAAGACGACAACGCGGCGCGGTAAGTCGTCAGTGTTGTACGTATCTCAGGGGACGCCTGCCGGTGTTCTCTTTGAGGTACCGACGGCAAAGACGCTGGGGCCGCTATTCCGCGCATCTTCGCCGCGCCTCTTGTGGCCTGCCTACGAACGCCACGCCGGACAGATTGCCCAAGGCGTTGAGGATGTTCTCGGCATTGCCGTAGATCGCATCAACAAGGAGATCCAGTAATGGCGATCACAATTCCAATCATTACGGATTTCAATTCCCGTGGCATTGACACTGCAAACAAGCAATTCAAGAAACTAGAAACCAGCGGGCAGCGGGCAGCCTCATCCGTTCGGAAAGCCGCCGTGCCCGCTGGCCTTGCACTATTGGCACTGGGTGCCGCCGCGTTCGATTCTGCAAAAGCGGCAATGGAAGATGCGGCCGCGCAAAGCCTGCTCACTGGGCAACTAGATCGCGTTACCGGCGCAAGTGATCGCGCCATTAGCGGTGTTGATGAATACATCACGAAGCTCTCGATGGCGACCGGCATTGCCGATGACCAGCTGCGCCCCGCGCTCGGCAAGCTCGCAACGGCCACGGGCTCACTTACGAAAGCGCAAGACCTACTCTCTCTCTCTCTAGATATTGCAGCGCAGACCAACAAGCCGCTCGAAGCCGTAACCACCACGCTAGGCAAGGCTTACGGCGGAAACCTTGGGGCAATCAAAAAACTGATTCCGGGTTTTGACGAAGCGATTATCAAGAGTAAGGATTTTGGCAGGGCGCAAGAGGAACTTGCGCTGCTCACCGGCGGCGCAGCGGCGGAAGCGTCAGAAACCGCCGCAGGAAAGATGCGGAAATTCGGCGTCACGATTGATGAAACTAAAGAGGCAATTGGCGCGGCCCTACTTCCAATCATTGAAAAGGTCTTGCCGTTTCTGCAAGGCATGGCGAAATGGGTTGGCGAGAATTCGACGACCGCCGCCATTCTTGCCGCAGCAGTAGGAGGGCTTGCCGCTTCAATCGTCCTGCTGAATATCGGCATGACCATATCCACGGCGGTAATGCCGCTGCTCACAGCCGAAACGGGATTCCTTAGCGCCGCTATGACGGCAAACCCGGTCGGCGTCGTCGTCGTCGGATTGGCCCTGCTCGCCACCGCGCTAGTCGTAGCCTACAAAAAGTCGGGCACGTTCCGCGAAGCCGTGAACAACCTGGGAAGCGTTGTCCGCAGCGTGTTTGGGTGGATATCGGAAAACATCGGACCCATCATTGACGTTGCCGTCGCCGCGTTCAAAGTGTGGATCAAGCCAATTGAGCTAGTCGTTACTTTGATCGGCAAGGTCAAGGATTTCCTAGGGTCGTTTTCCAAAGACGTTGGCCCAGGCATGGCACAGACTCTGGCCGACCTCAGCAAAAAGTCTGAGGACGCAGTGGTCAGAATCGCAAAGATCCCGGCAAAGGTGCAAGCCGCAATTCGGGGCGCACGGTCTGCCCTGAGCGGGCTTGTGGGCGGTGTGGCAGGCATGGCAGGGCAACGCGCCGGAGCGGCTAAGACAGCGGAAGCCGACGCGCTGCAAAAGCAGCTGGACAACGAAAACGCTATTCGTGAAGAGGCAGGCTTAAGAGCCGCTATTACAGCCGCCGAAACTGACGGAGAAAAAGCCGCAGCAGAACTTGCACTAACAAAGTTTCTTACCGCCCAAAAGATTGCCGCGTTCCGTGAGGAAGCAGCCGCCGCGAGTCAGTCGGCATCAGACCGCGTAACCGAACTCAACACCGCATACCAAACCGGACTAAAAAGCGCGGACGAATTCAAGACGGCGCTGAACGACATCATCGGCGAATCCGCTGGGCAAACCATGGGTGCAGGGTTTGCATTCGCGTTTGATGTTGAACTGGCAAACGTGCGCGCACAACTTGCCGAACTATCGTCCCAGGTGCCACAAGGTGCGGCACGGCTTGACGTTGGCGTCCCAACTCCCACCGGCATTAGCGAATCAAAGAAGAAGCCGAAAAAGAAGAAGCCGAAGAAGAAGATGGCGACCGGTGGGATAGTCACTAGGGAAACTGACGTCACCATCGGCGAAGCCGGGCCAGAGGCCGTCATTCCTCTCAGTCGCGCGCGCGGCTTTGGCGTCGGCGGCATCACGATCAACGTGCAAGCGGGCCTAGTCTCCACGCCCGACCAGATCGGGCAGCAGATCATTGAGGCTATACAGAACGCGCAGCGCCGCAGCGGCCCGGTGTTCGCGGCAGCATGAGCGCCCCGACCCTTCAGGTACTGGTGGGATTCCAGACCACGGTCAATTTCGGGACGCCGTTTCAGCTGGACAATGCCACCTACGGGCTACTGGGCACGGGCACGCTGGGTGGCTACCAGATGGTCGACCTGACCAGCATGGTTCAGTCAGTGAGCATCACCAGGGGCCGCAACCGTGAGATGGAACAATTTAACGGCGGCACCGCACAGCTCCAGATCTACGATCCCACGCGCCTGCTCGACCCGCTGAACACTGCCAGCATTTACTACCCCTACGTAGCCCCACGGCAGCCGGTGCAGGTGCTGGCCGGTGGCGTCGTTATCTACACCGGGTTCGTGACGGACTGGGACCTCGACTACGGCTACACCACGAATGCGAACGTGACGACCGTGGCGTGCGCGGATGCCTTTACCGTGCTGGCGAACCAGTCCATGAATGCCGTGACGCCCTCATCGGAATCAAGTAGCGCGCGCGTGGCCTATGTCCTCACGCGCCCCGAGGTGGCGTACCAGGGGCCGTACAGCGTCGGCACGGGTTCCTCCACGCTGGGGGCATACCTCATTCCGGCAGGAACAAACGTCCTTAGCTACTTGCAGAACGTGGCGACGTCGGAGCAGGGCTACCTATTCATCAGCTCTAATGGCACCCTGACATTCACCGGGCGCGCGGCAGTGCTGAACCCGGTTTCGTCCATTGCCTTCGTCGACACCGGCAGCGGTGGCATTCCCTACCGGACGTTGATGAACCAGTACGGGGACGAGCTGCTCTACAACTATATTCAGACACAAAGCCCTGCCGACCCGGTAAACCCCTCGACTACCAGCAACGCGGCGAGCATCGCGCTCTACCAAGCGCAGCAATACACAAAGCTAGACCTACTGAATAGCACCGTGGCCGAGGTAGCCGCGTTAGGGAATTACCTACTGGGCCGCTACATGGACCCCGTGCTTAGGTTCACCGGCGTGACCGTGCAGCTGGCCGCACTGTCAAGTGCCGACCAGGTGACCGCCCTTTCCACAGACCTCACGCGCATAGCGTCAGTGCAGAAAACCTACAGCGTCGGCAGTCCGGCAAGCGTTACTCAAACACTCATTGTGAGCGGCATCAAACACGCCATCACGCCGGGAAGTCACGTCGTGGAATACACTTTCGAGAGTACGGATCAGGCGGGGTATTTCACGCTGGATTCCACGCTATTCGGCGTCCTCGATACAAACCTGCTGGCATTTTAGAAAGGCTTAGAAATGGCATGGACCGCACCTAGTACTTTTGTAGCCGGAGCAATCCTCACTGCCGCGCAGCTAAATACCAACGTGCGGGACAACTCCCTCGCAGGCGGCCCTATCTACGCCACGGAGGCCCTACGGGATGCCGCGATTACGTCGCCCTTTGAGGGACAGCGCGCGTACATCACGGCAAGTACTGTGGCCGCCGCCACCGGAGCGGTCACTGCCGTGCCGACAGGCATTCAGACGATTTACAACGGCGCGGCGTGGGTATGTGTTACGCCGGTGGGTTCATATACGACCACGGCCGGAACGACCACATCTGGAACGTATACGGCAACGCTTTCATCTGGAGGCACAAACCCTAGCGTTACACTTTCCACCGGCACCACCGCACTTATTTCTTACAATATGAGTGCAACTTCATCGGCAAGCGTGTTTGTCGGTATGTCGTTTGCGGTATCCGGGGCAACGACATTGGCCGCATCAGATGATTACATTGTTGAGTCATACCAGCCGACTAACCCGCTCACCGTTGCGCGTACGTTGGTTGTCACCGGGCTAACGGCAGGTAACAATACATTCACGCTTCAATATCGAGTAGGCAGCGGCACGGGCACCTATAGTCGCCGCTACCTCACCGTGCAGGGCATCGCGTGACCTCCGAGGAAGCCGCGCAGATTACGGCGCACCTCGACCGGATTGAGGTCATGGTCAGGGAGACCAATGGCCGCGTTCGGGATATTGAGCTATGGCGCGCGCGCCTACAGGGCGTGGCCGCCACCTCCCGTATTTTGTGGATGGTGGCGGGTGGCACCATTACTGCCATAATCATTGCAATGGTCACAAGGGGGACGGCATGAGTCTGAGCAACGGGCAGGAAACGCTACGCACCGCCCAGGGCTATCTAGGCGCGCACGAAGGCGCACCGAATAAGTCCGGCGCACCGATTGTTGATGAGTGCCAGGCGTTCTATGGCCTCTCGGGCACCCCGTGGTGCAATTCCTTCGTGGGCTTTATCATCGCCCAGTCCGGGGCGGTGTCGAAGTATAAGACGTCGGCAAAGTCCATCATGTCCCCCAGCACCCAGACCACCGCCGATAAGGCGAAGGCGAAGGGGTGGCTACTCCCGGGCAACGGCAAGGCGAAGCCGGGGGATATGTTCGTGATCCCGGGCCTGCACATCGGGTTCGTGGCGTCCCTGCAAAGCGGCAACCTCTTCACCAGCATTGAGGGCAACTATCAAGACTCGGTTTCCAGCGTGACGCGCTCATGGGCCGACGGCTGGCAACGGATTAGCCTGCCGGACGTAGGCGAGCCCGGGCCCGCGGCCGTGGTCGACGGATACGGATTCGACGACACGCGCGTGAAGCTTTACGGCGGATGGCCGACGAAGGAACAGCGCGACGGGCAGCTGGCAAAGTACGCAGCGGCAAACCCTGACCAATGGACACAGGCCGTCAAGGTTGAAACCTCATCTCCCTACGCATTCCGCGCTGGCCCTCCCGGCACCTACTCGCACTGGTCGTTCGGCCCGTGGATGTACGAAACCGGCAAGGCGATCCGCGACGATCAGATGAAGGCATACGAAGCGGCCAACAAGATCACCGCTCGCCCGTGGAAAAAGACGTATAAGGAGAGCTGAGAAATGGCCCCCGAAGCATTGCCACCAGGCACCGACGTCATCGAGCCGCCACCGGGCGAACCGACTGACTACGTGCAGGAGAAAGAGTAATGGTGCCGAAGGTAGGCCCCAGCACCATTGCAGGGCTCACCGCTGCAGCAGTCGTTATGGCGGCGTTCTGCACCACTTGGGCGAGTGGTAATCCTTCCGCCCTACTCGCTGCAATCTCAGCAGGCATGACCGCGTTAGTAGCGGTGCTGAGATCGTGGCAGGCCGTGTCCCCTAGTAAGGACTAACCAGATGCGAAGGACCATTAGAGCCGCGCTCGCCGTGGCAATTCTGGCAGTACCAGCAGCAGCAGCATCCCGTCCCCCGCTCCCCGCGAATCACGACCTGTGGTTACGCGTAGGCAGATGCGAGCAGCCCGGCAAGGGCTACCAGGGCAT